CGTGGAGAAATTCTTCGGCAGCACTCGGATACTGGCTGCCACAATCGATATCCGCTGTGCCGACGCCAAACAAGTGGACCACCTTGGCGATCTCCTGATAGGCCAGGCGCAGACGGAAAAGCGCACAGCAGAAGCGCCAAAGAATCACATTGAGGAAATGCAGCAGATGTTTGCCGAGGCTGGCATCGCCGATCCAATGCCGAACAAATGGCCGTCGCTGGACGACGAAGGAGAGTAGATGCTTGAGCCTGACATCTTCGCGCTGCTCTCTACAGACGCCAGTATTCTGGCCTTGGGTGCTTCGAACAATGTTTATGAAGGCTACATCCCCAAAGGGTTTCCGGTTTCACCATCGCTAGTGATTCAGGTCCCAAACACCCAGCGGCTTAAGGGTGCGGACGGAACCAATAATCTACAGATGAAGCGGCTGCAGATTGACAGCAGGCATGTGAAGGCTGGCGCCGCCCGGCAACTGGCGGGCGCAGTTGTTGCGCTGATAAAAGACCTTTCAGGCAGCCTGCCAACGACGAATATCCAGGGTGTGATTCCCGGCAAAGATATGGACATGGGTCTTGAGCCGAGTGATAGCGGCTATGTCTTCCGCCGTCTCACTGACTTCGATGTCTGGCATACCGATGGCGCTGGCAGTGTGCCTTACACGCCGATCGCGCCCACTGTGCTGGGAGCCAACGCTGGATACATCGAAGGGGTGCCAATCTCGGCCACGCTGCCGACTAGTGGTCAGGCGTTGGTATATGACACAGCTTCCGGCATGTGGAAGCCAGGCACGGTGAGCGGCGGTGGAAACTTCGCCGGCGCGGAAACACCTGTTGGTGTGATCAACGGCGTGAATGCAGTGTTCACGCTGGCAAATACGCCGATTGGTAGCAGCCTGCAGCTCTTCAAGAATATCGGTCTAACGGTTGAAGGCATCGCTTACAGCCGGGCCGCAAACGTTGTGACCTTCAATGCCGGATACATCCCGCAAACCGGTGACTCATTGGTCGCGTTCTACAGATTCTAAAAAATGAAAATCTTTAAACTCATACTCTCGCTGGCGTTGCTGTGTGCCTTTGCTAGCGCGCAGAAGCTTGATCTGGCCACACAGACGAAAGGTGTGCTTCCAGGGGCGCAAGGCGGCCGCGGTGACACCTCCAACGGAGTCTTTGGTCAGGTTTTAATTGGCGATGGTGCGGGGCACTTCGCGCCAGGCGATCCAATTGTCAGCTTCAATTACGCCAACCTCCTGACCACGCAGCTCGCGACCGGGACTGTAATTGGCGCGGCAACCAGGCTTTCGACGTTCGGCGCATTCGGCACCCTCTATGTGACGTTTGCGTCGATCACCGGATCAGGCACTTCCTGCACTGTGCAGCTCAAGAATTACGATTCGCTCGGTAACGCCATCAACAACGGAGCAGCCATCAGCGTCACGCCGGCGAATGGCACCACAACGTCAGCGGTTAGTCCGTCGCTGGCGCTGCAAACCGCGGCGCAGATGTCTGCCACATATGCGTGCTCGGCGTATCCCACTGGTGGAACTATCACGGTGGACTTCGTTCCCGCCATCAGCGTGGGAATTGCCGGAACGGTCAATGCAGCAATCTCTAATTTCCCGGCAAGCTTTTCGGTTTCCAACTTCCCGGCAACGCAGCCGATCAGCGCTGTTGCGCTGCCTCTGCCCACTGGCGCCGCTACTGCGGCAAATCAGCCGGCATTGGTGAGCGGCAGAACTCCGGTTGATCCTTCTGGCGTTACCTCACCGATCTCCGCCGCTTCGCTTCCATTGCCGACTGGCGCCGCGCAGGATGCAACGCTGACTGGTGGAACGACGAAGGCCATCAATCGCGGCGGCGCCAAGGGATCGACCACCGCGGCGGACGTGACCTCCACGGCTTCCGGTGCGAATCATCAGGCGCTCGATGTCGCACAATATGATGCCAGCGGCAACCAACTTGGACTGAGCGCCACGCCGGTGCGTACCGATCCAACAGGAACGACCCCGCAGCCTGTAAGTGGGACCGTCACGGCGAACGCAGGTAGCGGCACGATGGCTGTCAGCGCAGCCTCTCTGCCGCTGCCATCAGGCGCCGCGCAGGATGCAACGCTCACGGGTGGAACGACGAAGGCCATCAATCGTGGTGGTGCCAAAGGATCGACCACCGCGGCTGATGTGACTTCCACCGCATCCGGTGCGAACCATCAGGCGCTGGATGTTGCGCAGTACGATGCCAGCGGAAACCAACTCGGCTTGAGCGCGAGCCCGGTTCGCACCGATCCAACGGGTACGACAACACAGCCCGTCAGCGGGACCGTATCGCTGACATCTGGCCAGCAGGTCAAGCCGAGCGACGGCACTAACGTCATTACTGTCAAAGCGGCTTCAACGCAGGCTGCTGCCACGGATACTTCCGAAGTTGTCCAGCTCAATCCCAACCAACCGCAGTTCACCACGCCGCTGAACGTCCAGGGCGCAAAGACAAATAACAATGCCGCGCCTGGAGCGACAAACCTCGGAACGCTGCCAGCGATCGCTAATGCCGCGCCTCCAGGATGGACGGAAGGTAATCAGGTCCATCAGTCGCAGGATCTCGGCGGCAACACTCGCGTGTACAGCCATCCTCCGGCTGTACTGGGTTGTTATCAAGTCAACGGCCGTACCGCCACCTACGGCGGTCTTTCCGCAGCCGCGCCTCTATTTTCATTCCGCTGGGGCGATGCGACGCGGATCGCGATCATCAATCACGTCAAGGTCCAGGTGATTGCAACGGTAGCCGCTACCACTGCCGGCCAGGCCGAACGCGAATTGATCATCGCGCGGGGATTCAGCGCCAGCGACACAGGAGGGACGGCGGTAACGCTCACTGGCAACAATCAGAAGATGCGCACCAGTCAGGGCACCAGTCTGGTGACCGACATGCGCTTCTTCGGCGGCACGATCTCCGCGGGCACTCGCACGCTCGATGCCAACCCCATTGCAAGCGCGGTCGCCTGGTTGCCGCTGAACATGACCGGTGTTGATATCGGCTGCTCCGGCGCCGGACCCACCGGGGCTGCATGGTCGTGCGTAAGCAGCTCGGGCTATATCGATCTGCTGAACACGGCCAACGGGCAGGATTACCCGCTGGTGCTGGCACAGAATGAAGGCTTCATTGTCCGCATCGGCAAGGATGCCATGCCGGCCGGCGCAACCCAGCAAACGTATCTCACCGTGCAATGGTGCGAAGCCAACGCTTACTAAGTTTTTCATGTTTTTAAAAAAGAGAGGAGTCACACGATGTTTAAACTTCTAATACTGTTCTTGCGGACCATGTTCTATGGCTCCGTGATGAAGTGCATCAATCAGCCCGCAACAACGTTTGTTTGGATTGGCGGCCAGTTTCAGATTGGCAACCAGGATGGCCCACCGGAAACATTTACCACGATCGCGCAGGTGGAAGCCGTCGATTTCACTGGCAGCAAGCGCGCCATCGAAAACGTGACCAGCGCCGACAATACTGACGGCGCAGATCGCAAAGCCGGACGCACCAAGGACTGGGGCACCGTCACCGTCACTTACTGGCTTAACCCGAACGATCCGACGCATCAGCAGTTTGAGAATGCTGACGATGGTTTACCGCATAATTTCAAGTGCATCAATCCTGCAGGACTGGGCCAGCGCTCTTTCGTAGGCATCGTTGAAACCATCAGCGATCACAAGCTGGAACTGGCCAAGGGCACCAAGGTTACCGCTAAGGTGGCGATCTCTGGTCCCATCACGTTCTCCATACCGGCCGCCTAAACGCAGCTTCTTCTCTCTTTTTACAGCCGTCAGTACTTCCATGCTGGCGGCTGATTTCTTTTTGAAAACAACATTTTCAGGAAAGCAGAACAGAAATGGATATCAAACCTTTTGAATCGGCGGCGCTGGGCGTGGTTAAGCTCGTTGTGCACACCGCAGAGCTTGAAAATGGCGAGATAAAGGAAACGCAGAAGACCTATCACCTGGTGATGGACTTCAACGCCATGGCTCTGGCCATGGAGAAGACCGAGCTGGATTTCACGATCGCGGAATCGTGGGTCAAAATATCCCTGTCAAATCTGTTGCCCGTGTGCTGGGCGGCATTCCACCGTTTCCATCCCGAAGTCACCGTCGAAGAAGTTGGGCGCATGCTCTCGCCGGCGAAGCTCTGGGACGTAAAGACCATGCTGATGGACCTGGCATATCCCGGCTGGACAGATCGCATCGTCGCGGCCGCCGAAGAACTCAAGAAACAGCAAGAGGAAGGGCAGGCGCCAATCCAGGGGGAAGCCCAGCCCGCCGCCGAAAGCGCGTAATCGATCCCGAGCCTTCAGGCATTCCAGAAATGAAGGCGGTGGCAATCTATGATTTCAGGCTTTCGGAGCGGGCATTCTGGCGTTTGAGTCTTACTGAATTCTGGCTGCTGTGGAAACGGCACATCGTAGCGTTTAAACGCATGTGCTATGTCGGCGGGATCGCGGGCGCGTCGGCGTTCAATGCGCGGCGCACCGAGCACTCACAGCATATCTTCGAGCCCATGGACTTTGTGCATCGTCCGGCCGAAGAGACGCAGCATGATGAGATCGTGCTGATGCTACGCGAACAATTGATGGACCTGAAGCCGGAGCATCACGCCTGGGCGCGCAAGACAATGGCGGAAAACCTCACCGCAAAGGGACTGGACGCGGAAGAGATACTGCTGGAAGTGTTTGAAGGACTGGGTTAAGGAGCTTCATGGCTGTTGTCGGAACATTGACGGTTGATCTGGTCGCGAACACTGCGAGCTTTGAAGGAGGGATGAAGAAGTCCTCCGACACTGCCCGTCGTTCGTCGAAGGAAATTCAGGAAAGCTTTAACAACATGAATTTCCACGAAGCCCGCGGCGGCTTGATGTTGTTTGACGACCTGATCGGCGTGCACATGCCACGGCATGCAGCGGCATTCGTTAGTCAGATTCCTGGCTTTGCTGCGGCGTTCGCCGCCATGTTCCCGGTGGTGGCTGTGCTTGTGGCCATTGAAGCCATCGCCAAGGCCACGGAGCACGTAAAGAAACATCGCGAGGAAATGGAAAAGGCCGGGCGCGAGGCGCTCGACAATGCTCTGGCATTTACTAAGCACGCCGAAGCGCTGCACATCAGCAACCTGAAGTTGCAGGACCAGGTTGCGATCCTCTCGCACAAGCTGCCACAGAATGCCGTGCAGATCGCAATGGAAGAGGGCAAACAGGCCACCACCAACCTGATTGCGGAATTTCAGAAAGCGATCGACAAAGAGACCGAGCTGCTGGGCAAGCAGGAACAGGGCTTCTTCAATAAGCTCTTCTTTGGCGATCAGGGCACTAATGAAGTAGTGCAGAAAGCGGCCGAGTACAGGAAAGAGATCGACGCAATCAGCACAAATCTGCGGCTTGCGCGGGCGACTCCGGGAAAAGAAAAAGAAGCGGACGGCTTTAAAAAGCAGCTCGACAACGAACTGGAGGCGTACAAGAAATATCTCAGCGATCAGAGCAAGGCGATCGATAACGAAATCAATGAGCGTGTCAGCAGCTTCTACCGGCGCGCCTTCCAAAGCTCGGTCCCGATAAGCCAGGATCAATTAACCAAGGGTGTGCAGGGCATCAACCAGGAATACACGCGGGCAAAGCAAAACGTCCTGGAACTCACGCTGATGCTGCAGAGCATGTCGAAGGCTGAACAGGACCAGGCCGCTATCAATATTGGAAACATTCGCAAGGGTTCCGAGGAACTGAAGCATGCAGCGGAAGCCGAGGAAGAGCGCCAGGAGAAAATGGCGAATGAGTTTTCCAAGAAAGAAGAGGAACACAAGAAAAAGGTCCAGGCGCGCGCGGAGGCTGAAGCCAAGCTGAGCAATGCCGGGGCTGAAGCCCTGAGCAAGATGATGCGGGCTGAAGAAATGCTGGATCAAAAACAGGCGTCGGCTGACAAAATCCATCAGCAGGGCGCGGACCGCATTGCGCAGCTCATGCGCGATATCAGCGATCAGGGAGCAATTCAGAGCCAGCGCATGGTCGTGGCCACGGGAAAGATGACGGAGCAGAAGGCCGTTCAGGAAGCCCTGAAAACTCTGGAACACAACAAAGCCGACGCCCTGGCCGATGTCAACCACGAACTGGATGCGCAGATCGCAAAGGTCAAGGCGCTGAGCGCGGACACCTTCGGCGGAATGTCAGGAAGCGCAGAACAGAAAGCCCAATACGAGCGTGCTGTCAGCGATTACCAGGCCATGGAGATCCGTAAGCTGCAGATCACCAAGCAATTCAATGCGCAGATCGATGCCGAGAATTTAAAGCTGGCCAACAATGAGCGGTCGCAGTGGAACAAAATGGCGCTGGACTTCGCGCAGACACAGACGCACATCAGCCAGGTCTCACGGCAGACTATCGGCTCGATGAATTCCAGCCTGGCTTCGTTCATCGTGACCGGTCAGGGCAATTTCCGCCAGTTCGCGGCCACTGCGATCAGCAGCTTTATTCAGATCGGACTGGAATATCTTGAATCCAGGATAATCATGGCGGCCGCTGATGCTTTCTTTGGACAGAGCAAGGATAAGCAGGCTGCAAATACTCTCGCGACAAATGCTTCCATGGCTCTCTCGGCGGCAGGTTTATCGGCGGCCAACACGCTGGCGTTTACCTCGGCGCTATTTCTTCCGCCGATTCCTGAAGGCCTCTCAGCGGCCGCATTCGCCACTGGCATGACGTATGCCGGGTTCGCCGCTGCCGAGCGTGGCGGCGTGCTCCCGAACCGGCAAATGCTGGTCAACACGCATCCGGAAGAGATGATTCTGCCGCAGCACATTTCAAACTTCGTGATCGATGCCGCAAGCAGAGCGTCAGGCGGAAGCGGCGGCGGTCACACTTTCAATGTCAGTCCTGTTTTTGCGCCGACGATTCAGGCCATAGATCAAAAGGGCGTCCGCGAGATGCTGAAGATTCATCATGACGAATTCCATGGCCATCTGATGGACGAGCTGCGCCGGATGAACTACTAGTGTCGAACTCTATCTTTCCAATCCCGCCCGGCAATGCCAGTGGCGCCGCGCGTGGCTGGCCGATCAAAAAATGGCCAGTCTTCCCGCCTACGATCATCCAGACGCCAACGAATGAAGTTGGTGAAACCCGCATTGCGCGCGGCATTTATGCATACTGGCAATTCGACATGACATTTCCGAAGTTGAATTCCAACTTCAACGACCAAACCGGATATCTGGCCAAGGTCGCCGGGTTCTTCATGTCGATGCAGGGCCAGGCGAATTCATGGCTCTATGACGACGCCACGGACAACACGATTCCCGCGTCCTCGCCGGCGCAGTTCGCGGTGGGCGATGGCGTCACGAAGGCTTTCCAGCTCGTCCGGCCGATCGGGGATTACCAGGACCTCATCCAAAACCTGAACGGCACCACCAGCATTTACGATGCCGGCGTTCTACAGGTGTCTGGATTCTCCATCGACGCCAAGGGTGTGGTGACGTTCACGGTCGCGCCCACGGCCGGCCACGTGCTGAGCTGGAGCGGGAAATATTATTTCCGCTGCCGCTTTCTGAAAGACGCTGTCGATTCGCTAGAGAACGTCTTCACCAATTACTGGCGCATCCAGCAGGTGGGATGGAAGAGCATCATTCTGTAGGTTTCACGCGGGTAAAAGAAGGATCGGGACGAAGCGCGTCCTCGCCACCGCTGAGCCAATCGCGCAAGTCCTGCAGGACTTGTTGATCTGACATCGTGTCTTTCCATGAGCCGATAGTGCAAAGCAGGTAGATATCAGCGCCGCGGCTTTCCAGGATGTGGTTCACCGCCGACGTGTCTGTCAGGTCGAGATCGGCGCCGATACCAAACCGGTCAAGCACTCGGCGAATCTCGGCTGTGATCTCTGGCGTGAGGTCTATGGTATTGGGCACGACTTTAATATTTTACCGGACTCGGGGAAAACACAATGCAGATGCGCCAAGTTCAGAACTTCGACGAGCTAAAGGCTCCCGGTGATTACATGCTTACGAACCGCTGCAACTGCGGTTCCGGTGCGGAGGGTGAAGACCTGACTGGGCCAGTCAAGCACCACTACAACGGCTGCATCAATCCGCAGACGCACACGGGTTTCATTCTTGTCTGTCAATGCGGGGGAACTTTCTCTTCCCACAAAGATCATCGCGTTATCCAGCGTGAGCCGTTGACCGTTCGCGCGAGCTGGCTGTGTCCGAAGGGATGTCACGGCTTCATCATTGACGGCGTCTATCGCCCTTGCTAAGAGCTAAAAGCTATGAAGTTAAGCATCAAAAACAACCCGCAGCTCCTGGCGTTCCTGCAATCGCGCGTGGAGTTTCAGATGGCTGATTTGTTCGTCATTCAGATGGCCAACGGCCAGGCCATCACTGCAACAGACTGGCAGATCGATATCCTCAACGCCGGCGCGCCTCCGCAGAACTATTTCGCCAGCGCATTCGGACGCTGGTCGCGCGGGCCAATCACCACGGAAGCAGTCTTTCAGCCAACGGCGCAAGGAATGGAACTTAAAGTAACGATTCCGAACGACACCACGGTGAATTATCCCGGCAACAACGTCCCGCTTCTGAAGACCGTGGCCACTGGCCTCTTCGATAAGGCCCAGGTGTGGGTTTACACGGCTTATGCGCCGCTCGATCCCAACGTCTTCAACCGTCATGCCAATGGGTTTGATACATCGCTCGGGCTCGAAATGAAGTGGATGGGAGACATCACCAGCATTAAGTCGCTGGACCGCAGCCAGTGCACTTTCAACTGCACCGATCTGCTCTATCGTTTAAACCAGCAGACGCCGCCCAACATTATTCAATCGGGCTGTCTGAACACGCTTTTCGATTCGCATTGCGCGCTTAACCCAGCCGGGTTCCAGGTTGCCGCGCAGATCGCCGCTGGCAGTACTCAATTGGTGCTGAATACCACCGCGGCGCTGCCGGCAGTTGGCACTGACGCGCTGCCCTATCCGCTGGGAGTGATCAAGTTCACCAGCGGCGCCAATCTAGGGCTGGGCGGCAAGATCAAGGCGCAGAACTCCACCACGCAGATCGTCCTGGACGCGCCTTTCATTTTCCCGGTGAATATTGGGGATCAATGCATCATCACGCCCGGATGCGATCAGCAGCAGTCAACTTGCGGGAAAAAGTTTGCCAACGTGATCCATTTCCGCGCTTTCCCCTTTACGCCGCAGCCGGAGGTAGTGCTGTGAGGGGTTCTGCCTCATTCAATTTCAAGCGATGTGAGTCTCTTGCGGTGCTCCCGTAAACATTTCTGCATCGCCTTTTTTGGGCCTTGCATGTCTTCGGGGGTAGCATCACAGCCGTAACGCTCCAGTTCGTCAGCTAGATTGCGCAGAGCTGCGGCAAGCGTGTTTCCAAACCCCCATGGTGCTTCCATCGGATTAGCGTTGTCATACATAATTCCGACAGATTTGTCATTCTCGGCAAATGCTTTCAGGATCAGGTAATTTTCTTCCATACCCGAGTTAGATGTCCATTTTGGTTGTTATATGAACCCTGAATTAAAACGGAGCGTTTATTTGACTGAAACCATAGAGCTCTCAGCAGAACAGCGCATCGCCGTGGTGGATGAAGCCACGGCCTGGGTCACCGCGCACACGCCGTACATGCCCCATGCCAAGCTGAAAGGCCTGGGCTGTGACTGCGCGACGTTCATTCTTTGCGTCTATCGGGATCTCGGGATGGTGGAAGAGGTGGACCACGGATGCTATTCGATTCAGGCCCACCTTCATAAACCAATGTCGGAAGCGCATGAGCGGCTTCTCACACAGTATGTTGACACCATCCTGCGCTATGCCGACGAAATCCCCGAGGCCGAAGCCCAGCCCGGCGACATGGTTTTATTTAAGACGGCGCGGGCCTTCGCGCACGGCGCCATCGTCATCGACTGGCCGACTGTGGTGCATGCCACCATCGGTCATGGAGTCGTGTTTGCAGACGTCAGTATCGATCCACATCTCAAGCCGCCCCGTGAGCGGCGCTTCTTTTGCAGAAACTTCAGCAAAGGTTAAAAAGTGATGATCAAAAAAAGAAATCTTCTGGCGCGGATTTTACGCGTGCCTGTTACCGCTGTCCGCCATTACCGCCTCTGCCGCAACCTGTTGGCTTCGATGAGACTCGCAGTTCTCCTTTTGAAATAAATGGGCTTCTTAAGACCTAAAACCAAATCGCCGGCACAGCATCCTGCGCCCAAACTGATCAACATGCATGTAACGCATGCGGTGATCGGGATAACCCTGCCCATCGGCATGGGCCAGCGCCGTCTTCCGCTTAAGCTGGTCTTTTACTCCGACTTCGCCGCTATTCCTCATGTGCAGTCCACGGCGGCTGGCGGAGGCGGTAAAGGCCTGGGTGGTGGCGGCGGATCGTCGCAGCCTAGCACTACCTACACATACACGGCCGCAGTGATGGGTGCGCTGTGTTCCGGGCCAGTGAATGGCCTGATGAACGTCTGGGACAGCAAAGGCCACTTCCAGCAAACCAGCGTGAGCGAGAGCTTCACCGTCCCTGGTGGCGGAGGAAATTATGTGGTCACCAATGCCGCGCTGTATAAAGTCGATCGCGGCGTTGGCTTCGCGCAGGCCTATAGCCAGAATGTAAATGACTTCGGATCGGCCGGGACAGTCACACTCAGCGGCAGCTATCAGGTTCCGATGGTTGCAGGCCCGGTCGCGGCGCCCGGCGTTTATGCCGTCAATCCTGCCACCGGCACATATACCTTTCACGCGGCCGACGCCGGCAAGTCTGTCCAGATCACTTACAGCTTCAATCTGCTCAACGTGAGCAATCTGGAAGATGCCAGCATTCCCGGCACGCCGTTCCAAATTCTGGTCGATGACTCGGTGGACTTCCTGCAGGACCAGGGCGTCATCTTCACTGCGACCAATACCGCTCTTCAGAAGGTAGGCGGCGCGCCAGCGGCTGGGCAGTACTCGGTGAGCGGCGGCCTCTACACCTTCAATGCGGCGGACACAGCCAAACTCGTTGCCATCAGCTATGTCACGCACACTACCAATCAGCAGAGCGATGCCGCCACGTCGCTGAACCTGACGCTGTTGACCGGGACCAAGGGGCAAGCGCCGTGGAGTTATCTCACGTCGCGCCATCCTGAAGCAGCGATCGGTTACACCGAAGTGGCGATGCTGGCCAGCGCGGCGATGGACCTCGGCGCGAACGGCGAGCTGCCCAACTATTCTTTCGAAATCGCTCTGCCTTACCAATACGGCGCCGGGATTGTTGATTGCAATCCCGCTGACTGCATCAACGCCCTGCTGCAAGACCCATTCTTTGGCATCGGCTTTCCCGCAGCCAATATCGGCGACTGGACAGCCGCTTCTAATTTCTGGGTTGCCAATTCTTTCTTCATCTCGATGCTGATCGAGCAGCAGAACTCGGTAGCCGCTGAGATTGGTCCCATCCTGGAAGCCGGCATGACGGCCTGCTTCTGGAGTGAAGGCCTGCTGAAGCTGGCGCCGTATGGCGACACCAGCGCGGCTGGCAACGGCAAGATATACGTCGCGCCAACGCAGCCCGTGGTTGACCTCTCGTCGGCTTCCACCGTTCTGCTGGGTGACTTCCTCGTCGAGCCCAGCATCACGCGCTCCGCCTGGCAGGACGCCAACAACAAGGTCCAGGTGCAATGGATCAACCGCGCCAACGCCTACAACACTGAGGTCACCACCGAGCAGGACGACGCTGCAATCCAGCGTTATGGCCTGCGCGTGGAAAGCCCGCAGAGCTGGGATTTCATCACCACACTGGCCGCGGCGCAGTTTGCCGGCAATCTGCGCGTCAAGCGATCGGTAAACATCCGCGCGCAATATACCTTCTCACTGCCCAGCACTTACGTTTATCTCGAACCCATGGACCTGGTCACGCTCACGGTCCCTGAGCTGGGTTTGGTGAAGACGCCGGTCCGCATCACCAAGATCGTTGACAATCCTGACGACAAAGGTCTGGAGATCACGGCGGAAGAGTTTCCGTGGGGCACCGCGCAGCCCTCGATTTACACGCGGCAGGTTGGCATCGGTTTCCAGCCGAATGCAGGCCAGGCGGATCCCGGGAACACCACTGCGCTGGTCTTTGAAGCCAGCAACCGCTTCGGCATGCAGAAAGGAAATATTCTTTACGGCTTCGTGAGCGGCCAATCTCCGGACTGGGGCGGCTGCGATGTTTATGTCAGTTTTGATGGCGTGAAATACGATCTTCTAAACGGCCAGCAGATCACTACGCCGGCGCGCCTTGGTACGCTAGTGAATTCTCTCGCTGCCGGCGTTGCCGATCCTGACACGTCGAATTTTAAGGTGAAGATGTCGAACGGCGGCGCCGTGCTGCCCAACATGAGCGCGGCAGACTTCAATCAGTTCATCTCGCAGTGCGTGCTGATCGATACCACGGATAATGTTCCGTTCGAAATCTTTGCTTATCAGAACTCCACGCTGGTGGATAAAGACACCTTCCAGCTCGATACTCTGCACCGCGGTCTTTACGGCACCGCCAATGCCGCGCACTCGGCCGGCGAGACGTTCTGCCGCCTTGATCAGGCCAGCTTTCAATTCCAGTATGATCCCAGTCTTTACGGTAAAACCATCTTCTTCAAGTTTCCATCCTTCAACACCGTGGGCGGACGTCCACAGCCGCTCTCACAGGCGTCTGTATATTCCTTCACGCTGCCGGGCGACGGTCCCGGCGCTGTCGATATCAATACCGGCATCTGGCGGCCAGGTCAGGGAAGCGTGCCTCCGAGCTGGAGCGGAACTATTACATGGTCCAGCGCGGTGCCCGGCACAACGCTGAATGTGGCATGGAACGTCAATATCAACCGCGGGACCATGCCGCGTCCCAGTCAGGCTGCCAACACGCTGGATGTAACGAACTACAACAGCAACCAGACATTCACCGGGCTCACGGCTTCCACCAATTACTGGCTCTATCCCTATGTCGATGACAGTGTCATCGGCTCGCCCTGGAAGTTCACGCTGAATTCTGATGTCGCTGGCGCTGTTGGAACCCCTGCAGCGTGCTATACCGCCCTTACGGCCAATGCCACATACTTCAGCGGACGCAATGATCATCTTCCGCCAAACAACGGCCCGCTGGCAGTCACCACGGCGCCGTCGAGCGGATCGGGAAGCGGTGGAAACGGTTCGCCTCCAGGCGGTCCATGCCCGCGCGGAGATATGGTTTGCCGGCATCGCAAAAAGGGCGTCATTCGCCACGATGAAGTTGTGATTGGCGACTATGTTCGCGATCGCGGCCGGTGGGTCAAAGTCCTTGACGTCATCCACGGCTGGAGCAATGAGTGGAGCGTTATCCACACCGAGTGCGGCGAGGAAATCTACGTCACGGAAAACCATAGCTGGCCGGTGCCGTGTGTGGCGTGGACCAGGCCGCCATGCCAGCATCATGCTTCCGAAAAGGGCGGACGGCGGTTTCAATTGGAATGTGTTGACTGCAATCGTATGCCGCAGGAAGCGCGGCCGTTCTGGGAAGAGAAGCGCTGCCCTGAATTGAAGATCGGCGCGCCGCTCTTTGCCGACGACGAAGCTTTCACCGCGGTCGCTGCCAAGGGCTGGAGCAATCAGCCGGGAATGGTTGTTGGCCTGGTCGTCGAAGGTGATCACACCTATCTGATCGGCTCAACCCGGCCGCGTGTGCGTACCTGCAACGGCAATACGTTGCCGAGGTCATGAATACCGCGAAAAGCACGAACTCGGATCAATGTATTGAGTGGTCGCTCTTGAAATCGCTGCAAATGTGCTGATCAAACTGCTTAATCGCAAGATCTTGTAATTCCTGTTTAGTCTCTGAAACCCTGGCCGTATCTACCACGAACTTCCACGCGCATTGGCTGCATCCGTAGCCCCCTGGCTCTTTGTCTTTGATGTTAATAAGCATTTTTCGACGTTTCGGCATATTTCAGCTCCAACCGGTCCCAAAATGAAACGCTATTTTATCTGTCCAAAATCCGTCTGGGCTGAAGATCACCCGGTCAACGGCATGCCGCGCCACGCCTGGATGGACGGCAGCAGTTACGTCGAGTTGGATGCCGATCACATCCTCGTCGCCGGCGACTTCGCCAAGGACCAGCACGAGATCCATTGGTCTGACCATCCGGAGATCGCGCGCCTGGCGCATCCGCAGAACGAAGGCGATCTACCGCTGGCCCATCTGCATCAGCATCCTCGCCATGGCCACAAACAATTCAAGAAGCACCATTGGGACAAGCTGGCATCGCTCTGCGCGCTGCATGGCCACCAGCTCGACGCCACACACACCGTCTGGGACATGCATGACATGCTTACGCCCCACTATCCCGGTTTGAAGCTAGCCCGCTATTAAGTTCGCCAATATCAAAAGAGAAAGGCTGAAACCATGAATATCCGTGTCATCTGTGTCATTAGCTTGCTTTTGCTCGCATCCATCGCGTTCGGCCAGGATTTCAAGGTGCAGCTTCCACCTGGCTGCAGATGGGTGACAACTTGTTCCACGAACGGTATATGTCTCGCTGTCGCGCAAACGACATGTGACGCCACCAAGGTAAAGCCGCCAAAGAAGGACCACAATTTCTTTGACTGGAAAAACGATGCCATCTTTGCCAGTCAGGCGGGCGGCGCTGTCGTGGCCTCAAAAGAATGGAACGGGGTTTTAAGCTATTACATCCCTGATTTCAACGAGTGGCGCAGCCAGCTCCATCAGTCCTACAAGTCGAACTTCGCGATTGTGGTTGCGGTCGATGGCATTGGTTATGGCTTTCACAAGGCGCGCTTCCCGCACCATCACCTGATCGAACGCCTGGTGATGATCAGCGGTTCCGGGTTGCTCTATTGGAACGCCGTCCGCAATAAACACAATTACGACAAGACCGACTGCGACAAAGGCCGTGAAGAAGGCAATCAATTCCTGATCTCTCATTTCTGCCACTGAGTCGTTCATCTCACCCGAACTACTGACGTCTGGAAAGGCTTCCATGTTTAAACTACTTCGCGCTCTCGCTGTTATCGCTCTGCTGTCCGCTACCACTTTTGCTCAGAACTTCACCCTGCAGGGCGGCAACTTCCAGCTCGCGGGCGGCGCCGGTCCCGTGGCCAATGGCTCGGTGATTCTCACGCTGTCGAACCCAGCGGCTACCGTCATCGCCACCGGAGGCGCGGCTACGCCGGTTTACACCATCAACCTCGACGCGAACGGCAATATGCCGCTTACGCAGGTGATCGGCAATTCCGCACTAACTCCGCCTGGAACGTTTTACACGGCACAGTTATTTACGTTGGCCAATGGCGGCGGCACGCTGATCAGCACCCAGACATGGATCGTTGGACCAAGCGCGCCTTACAGCGGAACCTTGTACCCGAATGTGATGGTTCTGCCGGCCGTGTCTTTTGTCGGCGCCGTCACTGTACCCAGCTCCACAGTGACGTTCAGCGCCACTCCGACATTTAATGCCGCAACCGTTTCTAAGTTCTATATCACCCTGACTGGCAACGTCACTTCGAGCACGTTGACCGGCGCGGTAAAGGACCAGCTCGTCATCTTCGTGATATCGCAGGATGGCGTCGGCTCGCGCACCTTTGCGTGGCCCACCAACGTCAAGGGCCAATCCATCGCGCCTGGCGCCGGCCTCACCAGCACGCAGGCCTTCAGCTCAGACGGAACCAATCTATGGCCAATAGGCGAGATGACGGTAAGCAGCGGCAACGTGGACGTGAGAGCGAATACCATTGCCGGGGCAAGTTTAAATCTCGCCGGAACTGGGGCGCTTTTGACTACAGCGCAGAGTGGAACCGGTTCGCTATGTATGACCACCAACTGTGTCATGACAACGCCGAACATAGGTGCGGCAACTGGAACATCTGTTTCTGCAACGTCAGGGTTTCCATTTACAGGCTTAAGCGGATCGACCGGCACAAACACGGCTTTCCAACTCGGGCGTGCCGCTGTTGAGGCTAACTATGGGATTGTATCTGGCAACGGGTTTTTCTTCACCAATACTGATCTAGCGGCCGGAGACTTTTTCTTACGGTTAAGTTCATCCACAAACAGGATTTATCTTGGCACTGGGACAGGTATAGCTCCATTCGGAGTCAGCAACACGGCCGCCAATTTCTATGGTTCTACATCTGGCTCGACAGCGGTAAAAGCCAGCGCCGTGGCCTCAGGCACCCTCACCTTCCCAGCCGCAACAGACACGCTAGTAGGTAAAGCCACGACTGACACGCTGACGAATAAGACGCTGACAGCTCCGATAATCTCTGACCCCACGATCAGCGGCAACACAAACCTGAAGCGCATCAAAGCCAATCAGGGGACGACTCTGGTAGCGGGAGACTTTTCCAGCCTGGGTGCATTCGGAACAACGGCATCAGTTTCTAGTGTCACGGGCACAGATCAGGCGTTTTCTGTGAGCATCGCTTCGACCGGCACCGGCCAATCAGCTAATGCAACCTTCTTACTCACGTTCCATGACGGCACATGGACAAACGCGCCAATATTTAGCTGTAACCGTGGGGAAAATTCCGCTCCGTCCTCTTATACGCTGACGTCGACAACGGCAACGACGCTGACTGTCACAATGGCAGCCACAGCGCCAGTTGCCGCTTCGACCTATACGTTCAACTGCGTGGGCATTGGAAGGTAAAGGCTTTACTCTCCCCAGAGTTCTGCCATCTCTTGAGTGGCGCATGACGCGCTAGAAGCGGGGCAATCAATAGTGGAATGCGGATCGCGGGACAGCTTTACTAATGAACCTGAGGAGATGATGAAGTCCACCGGAAACGGCTGATCGGTGTAATGCTCTTCAACGTGCTTATCCCATTCACGATGGAACGATTTGTAGCCGGGAAGTCCGGCAGGCGGAATGACCTCAAGGCAAACGCCAGTCTCAAACCGCGAAGTGGTTCCGGCGCCGATCCAAAGGCGGATGCTGTGAACGTGAATATCTTTCGTCGTAGTGACGGTCACAACCTGATCTTTGCCGCAAGAATCGAGCGTTTGCGTATCGGTTTCGATGGGCTGCGGAACCCCGAACAAGGGGCAGGCATTGTCGAGAAGTGCAATATAGCTGCCCGGAGCTTCTTTGGTGGTTCCGAAGGCCCCGCTGGTATTTGGGCATCCTCCACCATACGGAGCAGGCGGAGGGCCAGCGTGAACGGTTGTCGGGCTGAGTGGAGATTGGCCGCAGCCAATTAAGACGAACAGTAGGGCAAGGATAGAAATTTTCATGCCCGATGAGAGTAATCCAGAGTTGGTGAAAAGGCGAGTAAAATTGGTCTTAACCATTGGTGGGGCATCCTTGGTGCCCTGTTTAATCGGTTGAAAGTGGCCGGTTCGGAAGGTGACACTTCCGGGCTGGCCGTTATTGTTGTTTAAACGTCTTTTACGTTTCCTTAAGAATCTGGTGCGCACGCTGCCGACTTACGCCGCGTTCAGCCATGATGCGCTTGACCTCTGGGTTCCCTGGGCGGCCTCCAACCTTGCCGCCCTGCTTTCCCCACACCTTCAGTTTCGCGCTGTGCTTCCTTGCCGTCGCGCGGCCGCCTTTGGCGGAATTGCATTTGCGGCAGGGAAGCGCCAGGCCGTGGGGCTTACACTTCATCCTTTGAAATCCTCCAGTTTGTAATCCTCTAATGTCACCCGCGGCGGCCTGGTGCTGGTATCGATCGCTTTGATCTTCAGCCGCAGCCGACGCGGATCGCGCAGCTCTTCCGCTGGCGCCTTCAATTTGAACTTCACTTCGGGCCGCACGCCGAGATCCCGCGACATCCATCCCTTCTCGACGTTCACAAAACCCACCATGTCTTTGCCCACCCAGTCATTAAGGTCCCAGTTGGAGACAACCTGGATGCGCTCGGCGTACTGCTCCAGCTCGCCGGCGAGCCGCGGGCGGTAATGATATGTCTGCATCCTGCCCATGCCGAAGCTCGGCCCAACCTTGTGTGTCAGCTCCCATCCGGCCAGGTCTTCCGCGGTGATTCGAATGATCAGTGGCATCGACGTCGATTCTCTCATGCGGCACCCACTTCCACCGGGTGGACGATCAACACGTTGCCGACGCGTGTTCCGAACAGGAGGTCCGGCTCGGTGCCGGGACCTCCTTTGTCAGCGCGTTGAAACGCTGTTTTACAGACGTTACAAGTTGCTTTCAGTTCGTCAGCGGCCGCGCGAACAATCACCGGCTTTTCGCAGGCGCAGGTGAATTTACGAAGGCGCGAACCGCTACCGGTTCCGCGCGACTTGCCACCGCGAACGCCGATGCCGAGAGGGCAGGGCCGCAGCTTCATTTTCGGCAAACCAGTAAAACGATGCTCACCGCCAAAGATTGGCTTGCCGTCAGAGATGGTGGCCAGCTTGACCACTTCCGCGCGGATTGCCGGAGAGAAGTGAGCGAAGGAGTAACGCGTCCCGGCCGCTTTTGCTTTCCGCAGTCCGAGGAATTCGCAAGCCTTCAGCCACTCCCGGCCGTGTCCGGCTTTGCTGCCAGCCAGAACGTGGGCCAACTCATGGATGGTGGTTCCGGCCAGTTGGACGGGCGACTCTTCACCCGTGGCGGCGATCTCTACCAGTTCGGTTGCGGTGGGATGGCCGTTCTGCCACGCGCCAAAATAGCAGATGCCGCGATAGCTGCCGTCGCCAATGCCGTAGACCAGCTTGGCTGCTAGGAGTCGCTCACGGATGGCCATATCGCCAACGTTTGCGGCTACGATGTCTCTTACCTGTTTGATGAATTCTTCGTGCTTCATTGTGTCCTCTTTTGTCGAGGGAATTGACTTACTGTTTAAACTATAGGCTCATTACTGGCTTTTGTCAAGGGGTAATTTACATTTATTTTTGTGAACTTAAAGCGGCCCCGAACGCCTGTAAAACGTCCAGGGCCGCGCTTGGCAGCTAGCTTATGCCTCCTTGGTTCTTTCACGTTTATTTCTTGAGCGCCTCGCGAATCTTAGCCGCGGAGTTGCCATGCTTCAACACCAGTTGTTGCAGGCGTTCCTTGCTTACGCCCAATTCTTTAGTCCAGTACTTCACTTCGTAGTCTTCTCTGAGGCTGATAAGCTTGCTGTCCGGAGTGCCGCGGTTGCTCTTGTCGTCTGACATCTGTCTTTCCCTCC